AGGTTTCTCTAATCTATGTTGTCTTACTAATGGTAAAGATTTCAAAGGTGGTTATCTAGTTCTACCTGAGTTTAGAGTGGCAATCAATATTCGTCCAGGAGATTTATTGCTTATAAATAATCATGAGGGTATCCACGGAAACACTGAAATCGTAGGAGATGAAGGATTTGAAAGAATGTCCATCGTTTGCTACTTCAGAGAAAAGATGCTAGAGTCAGGTTCATTCGAATATGAACAACTAAGAAAGCAGTTTGTTTATGCTAGAAAGAATAACAATGAGCATTCTGATTGGCGACCATTATGGAATGGTATCTCGCCATCAATGTGGGAATCTCAAGAGTGGGATGACTATCTTGTACAGTATGGTTTCCCACCAGATAATGAACGAAGTTCACTAGAATCATTTTTTGGATAATATATGTATCAATTAGTAGAAGAATCAGCAAAAGTATTAAGAGAACCAACACAACAGTTCGATTTTGATAATCCTATCGTAGATCCTGTTGAGTTAAGAGAAAAACTTACTGAGACCATGTATAAAGGGCAAGGTCTTGGACTGTCTGCTAATCAGGTAGGAATACCTGCTCGAGCATTTGTCATGAGAACTGCCGAAAAAGATGATGCTGTAATCTGCATCAATCCCACTGTTAGAGCATGGTCTAAAGAAAAGGTATTAATGGAAGAAGGATGCCTATCCTTTCCTGGACTTTTCGTAAGTATAAGTAGACCTGCCACAATAGAAGTAGAATTCTATAATGAGAAAGGCGAAAAGCAAGAAGCGAAATATGCTGGGATTACTGCTAGGTGTTTTCAACATGAGTTGGATCATTTAGATGGTATATTATTCATAGAACATGCATCGAGGTTGAAACTTGAAAGAGCACAAGCAAAAAGAACTAAAAGAGCAAGAGAACAAAGAAGATTCGTTGAGAGACTTCAAAGTTTTAGAACTGCCTAATTGTCTTACAGAAGACGAATGTAATCACTTAGTTCAATTCCACAAAACACATCAGCACTTAGTCACTTTCAATGATCCTGCCCAACACTATAATGGCAGGAGAATACCTTTAGAAAACATTAAGACATATGAAGTGCGACGAGCAATTCGTAAAGCACAGTATGTTGCCATATCAAATATATTTGCTTCATATAAAGATCAAGTGTTCCCAGAACAAGCAGAGATTATGAGGTGGAAAGTTGGCATGGATCAAAAACCCCATATCGATAAGATGGCTGGACTTGATGGCGATGAGGTGATCGATGTCTATCCTGAAACTGCATGGGCAGCAATCGTATATCTTAATGACTCCTATGAGGGTGGAAGAACTTTCTTTGAGTCTTGCCCCGAATTACCACTCGGATATGAAATCAAACCAGAAAGAGGTAAGATAGTCATGTTTGAGGGTATGGAGTTTTATCATGGTGTCACCAAAGTACGAAGAGCAGAGCGATACACTATTGCTATGTGGTTTACTCGTAATTGGAAAACCATGGCACCAGATTTAAGAACCTAACTTTACGACACCCATCGCTTTTTAGTATGATACTAAAATGGCGAAAAAACGAAAATACACCGAGTTCCCCAATCCTACATCTAAGGCAGGGGAGTTAATCAAACGCAGAAGATTACAAATGCTAATTCATAGTTGCTGTTATTATGAATTAGATCATGAGGTAATCACTGACCACCAATGGCAAGATTGGGCAAACGAACTTGCCGACCTAATTAAAGAACATCCAGACGCATACTCAGATTCTTATGATGAGCATTTTGAGGGATGGGATGGAACCAGTGGTTATAACTTACCACACAGGGATCCATGGGTATTGGGTAAGGCACAATCATTAATAAAACTATCACAGGGGTTTACGACACCCTCTACTTTTTAGTATCATATAATAATGATAAAACATAAAGATAACCTTGCGAAACTACTTGCCACTGAAAATGTTACAGTGCAGTATAAAAACTGTCAAACAGCAATGTTTGATGTTAAGAACAGAGTAATCACTCTGCCTATATTCAAAGAAGATTTGTCTGAATCTCTACTTGACCTTTTTATTGGTCACGAGGTATCACATGCACTTCATACTCCTTTAGAAGGATTACATGAAACTGTAAGCAACAAACCTGTGCTTAAAGGTTATCTTAATGTTATAGAAGATGTACGCATTGAGAAAATGATCAAAGCAAGATATCCAGGACTTAAAGCAAACATGAAGAAAGGTTATGCTGAGTTAATGGATATGGATTTCTTTGGTGTCAAGAAAATGGGTGATGATCACGTGTTATCACTTATTGACAAAATCAATCTTACTACTAAAGTTGGTGAGTTCTTAATGCTAGACTTTACTGACGAAGAAAGATCATTCTTAGATAGAGCATACCTAGTGGAAACTTGGGATGATGTAGTAGCATTAGCAACTGAAATCTATGAGTGGTCAGAAGAAAACGAAAACAAAGAAGATGATCCCGAGCAGGAACCTGAAGAAGTAGAACAAGAAGATGAATATGGTACTGATCAAACCACTGGTGAGGGTGAAGAAGAGGGTGAGTCTGACTCATCATCAACAGAGGAATATGGTGAGGATGATATTCCTGAGGAGATTGAATCTAATATACCAGCAGCAGGTGAAGATGCTAGGAATGCTATGACTGAAGAGTATGCTCATAAGTTCGAAGAAATGGAACTTAGAGATAACTTACAGAATGTGATTAACATTCCTTCAGATCACTTTGATCATTGGAAACCTGAGCATAGAATCCAAAACAACGATGTGTTCATAGAGCAAATAAAGCACTACAGAAGTGAGAACATGCCTATGATCAATCACATTGCTAAAAAACTAGAAACAAAGAACAAGAAAGTTATCTCATTAATGGTTAAAGAATATGAGATCAAGAAAGCAGGTTCTTTATATGCACGTGCTAGAACTGCTAAGACAGGTGCTATCGATACATTAAAACTTGCTAAGTATCAAATCGTAGAAGATATGTTCAAGAGAGCAACTATCATACCAGAAGGCAAGAGTCATGGTATCGTATGTTATATCGATTGGTCTGGTTCTATGGATAAAGTTGCCTATTCTGCATTAGAGCAAGCATACATCGTAGCAAAGTTCTGTAGACAAGTTGGCATACCACATAGAATATTCTTATTCACAAGTCACAGTAATTATGACTATGACACTGATAATAAAATATACAGCGAAGGTGGTCAAGGACATATGATTGAAGTCTACCACAACAGACAAACTATTAAACAATTCCAAAATTCTAATCTTGTTCTAAGTGCATTGATTGCTTATTCATGCAGAACAGATTTTTGGAATGTGAACAAAGCAATGAGAAACGATTTCATGAATGATTATGCACCTCTTTTAGAACACTATGAGAGTGATGATCGACGATATGGTGGTTGGCTGATCTTAGATGAGTTGTTCCCATACCCACCAAACAAATTAAGAATGGGTGGTACACCATTGAATGGTTTACTTCATACTGCTAGATACTTACTTAGAGAGCAAAAATCTCAGTACAATCTAGACTTTCAAAATCTAATCCTTGTGACCGATGGTTTCTCAAACAGATTAGATTTACCTGAAAATAATTACAACTACCATGGTAGAGGTAACTATGGTGGTAGAGGTTCTCAAAGAACCATGTTCACAGATCCTTTCAGTAAAAGAGGGTACAACCTAAGATTAGCAGGTGATGGGATAACTGGAACTATGGGTATGGTTGATTATGTAAAGCAAGAAACAGGTGCTTCTGTAACAGGATATTTCATCGTCAGAAACAAAAATGATTTCAGCGACTTCTATTGGCATATTGGCTGGACATTTGAGAGATCTTCAGCAAGAGTTTTTGAAAAAGCAAACCCATCCGACGAAAGATGGGCAGAATGTAACAAACAAGGTGGTGTCAACTTTACAGGCACAACCTTTGACAAATTACTCTTTGTCAAAAGTATCCATGCAACAGGAGATGATACTTTAGATGAGGGGTTAGTGGGTGCTACGAGAGGAAAACTAAAGACTGCCTTTAGTAAGAATGCTAATAGCAAAATTAAATCAAGGTTCATAGTGAACCAAATGATCGAGGGATTACAAATATGAGAACGATACAAATAGAACCATGCTGGAACGCAGAGATTCCAACTGTTAATCTAAATGATGCTATATACGATATGGGTCCAGCACCCTGCGATGAATGCGAACGAAAAACACTTTGTAAAGAAGAAGAAGTGGAATGTAAAGCATTCAGAGTATGGGTTAATAATGGCACAAAATGGAACCCATCAAAGGTAGGACACTTATTAAGACCTGTTAAATGATAACAATCGTAGGATCAAGCAAAGGTGTAGGCAAACTCTTTCATGAGTATTTGCTTACAGCATTTCTGCAAGATGTACCCATTAACCTTATCTCAAGATCAGAGGGTTATAATCTGAATGATGATAAAGAGTACAAACATGTAGTAGACCTTTGCTCAGAATCTGATATTGTTTTTAATAATGCACCTGCTATCTTTCAATTAGATCTAGTGTATGATGCTATTTACAATACAGAACACTACACACCCAAAGATTGGTTGCATGTAGGTACACAAATGACTGATATTATTGACGATGCTAAACTTGGAGGAATGGACTACATTACTAAGAAACAAGAATTTGCTGATTTCATTAGACAAGAGATAAACAAGTATGGATTGAATAGTGTTCATTCTGAAAGTTTAAACAGGCATTGTTTATTATCATTGGGTGCAGTAGAAACAAATCAGATAGACAAACTTTTCAATAGACTGGACATTGCTATGATTAATAGAGAATACATGTTCAAATTATTTGACTTTATACTAGATACTCCACCAGAGTATTGCTTGGGTGAGATTAGACTAGTACCAGATCAATACATTAGTCCTGAATGTAATAAGGACTTTGAGTTCAAAAGACATTTACAAAAGTATACAAAATGACTTTACGACACCCCTCGTTTTTTAGTATGATATATGTATAGTTGATTAATAAGAGGAGTAAACTATTATGACGGATCTATATTACCCAAATGGCGACTTGTTCAAAATGAACGATGATCGTGCTAAGGTGCTTGAGGAACTTAAATCTAAATTCCCAGGCAAAACTCAATTCACAAAGGAAGATTTCCTTAGTGTGTTTGATTCTATTCCAGGATGGGCAAAGCATCGTCCATATGGATTTCGTAATGGGGACACTTACGACTTAACCACCCTGCTTTCCCCAGCAGGTAAAGTCGTGCCCATTACATCTCAACCTGTTGCTCATGAGCAACCTGTTAATGTGCTAGAGGATGATGTATCCTTAGTTCCTACCAAAATGAGCAACTTTGTTCCTTTTGGTAATTTCAAAGATATCAAACAGATCGTATCCTCTGGGTTGTTCTTCCCAGTGTTCATTACTGGTCTGTCTGGTAACGGAAAGACTCTTATGGTCGAGCAAGTATGTGCTCAACTCAAGAGAGAGATGTTCCGTGTTAACATTACTGTAGAGACTGATGAGGATGATCTTATTGGTGGTCACACTTTGGTTGATGGCAACCTACAGTATAGAGAAGGACCAGTTCTCAAAGCAATGAGAAAAGGTGCAGTTCTATTACTTGACGAAGTTGACTTGGGTGGTAACAAACTGATGTGTTTACAATCCATCCTAGAAGGCAAAGGATATCTAATCAAAAAGACTGGTGAGTATATTTTCCCTGCTCCAGGATTTACAATCATTGCGACTGCCAATACTAAAGGGCAAGGCAACGAAGATGGTAAGTTCATCGGAACTCAAATCATGAACGAAGCAATGCTAGAAAGATTTGCTGTCACTGTAGAGCAAACCTATCCTAATGTTTCAGTAGAGAAAACCATCCTACAAAAAGAGATGGCACTATCAGGCGAAGTCGATGGTGAGTTTGTTCAGAAACTTACCGATTGGGCAGATGTAATTCGTAGAACTTACATGGATGGTGCGATTGAAGAAGTGATATCTACTCGCAGATTAGTTCATATTGTTAGAGCATTTAGAATGTTCAATGACAAAATGAAATCTATCGCGATGTGTCTTAATCGTTTCGATAATGAGACGAGAGATTCTTTTCTAGACCTTTACACCAAAGTAGATGAGAATGCTTTAGACGGTGAAAATAATATCGTTGATGAGATACTTTCTGAGGAATACAGTGAGCAAAATTAATTACTCAGTGCTAGAGTCCTGGATCGACAAACAAGTCGATTCAGGCACGACTTTCAAAAATAAGGTACAGGCAGCACGACAATTCATTGAAGATGCCAATCCTAAGTTTAATATATTAGTTGATTATGGTAGAGGTGAAGTTCTCAGGTCAACTCCTCGAATCAAAACTCTTTTTGATAAGGTGACCAACTCATCTCTAACCAAATCTAATGTTCACCCCTCCGATAGGGATGAAGAATGGTTAGATAGAATACAAAACATGGCAGTGGTAGCAGAATCGAATTACTTGTTTGATACAACCTTTGATCCTAACAATGCTATGCACTGTTCTTTTGCCAGAACATTTTCTGAGTATGGTTCAGGTGGTAAAGCACTAGAGAAACCACTGGCAATGTATTTTGACTGGACAGATGATGTAGAGATACATGGTCACGATTCTATAGATGATCAAGGAATACCTGTAGAGCAGAAGTCAGAAACAGCAACTAGAAAGAGTTCTGGATACTTCTGTGGTAATTGTTCATGGGGGCAAGAAACCGAAAAGACTTCATCCTTAGATAGGATTAAGAAGTATGACAGGGATAATCCTTGGATTTGTATGTCAGGTAGAGATCCTGTCACTGGTCAAGCAATATATGTGTTTAGAGTTAGATGGTCAGATATGAAAGAGTACCTGTTAGAACAGTTCGAAGCAAAAGCACCAAGACTGAGGAGTAATCACTGGATGTCTATACCGACCGAAAAAGTGGAAGGATTGTACTGTTCTGTGCCATTAATGTACATAAATCGGGTAGAAAGGAACAATTTTAACACGGAATTTTTCAAGTGGGTAGTAAATGAGGTATTTAATCTCAAAACTACCTTTACAGAATACACAACAAGTCTTATACTATAACTATGGGATTGTTTAAAAAAAGAGATGATGGGTTTTTGCCCGATAAATCAAAATACAAATACAGTGAAGATATGATCATTGCGGAATTGTTAGGATATGTCAACAAGACTTACGATGAACATTACTCACTCAACAAGTTTCAAGCGACCGAGTTTATTATTGACTCTGGTCATGGGGAAGGTTTCTGTATGGGCAATATTATGAAATATGCTCAACGATATGGAAAGAAAGATGGTAAGAATAGAAAGGATCTATTCAAAGTCTTACATTATGCCATAATGGCTGTTCACAATCACGATCTTACACTGGGAGGTAAAGATGAAAATAAGTGAAAACACTAGAGATATTTTAAAGAATTTCTCTACTATCAACTCTGGGATAGTCGTTAAAGAAGGGAATACTTTCAGAACAATCTCTGCTATGAAAAACATCATGGCAAAGGCAACTGTTTCTGAAGAATTTTCTGACTTTGCAATCTACGACCTCTCAGAATTTTTGGGTGCGATATCATTGTTTAATGATGCGGACTTTGACTTTGGTGACTCTTCAGTAGTGATATCCGATGCTAATTCTAGCATGGTTTATTTCTTTGCTGCAGAGAACACAGTTATATCACCACAAAAGGATATCTCGTTCCCTGAACCTGAGATTACCTTTACTCTAACACAGCAAGTTAGAGATGCTGTTGAAAAAGCATCAGCAGTATTAGGTGTCAGTGATTTGATTCTAGAATCAGATGGAACTGTAGTCAGATTATCTGTAAGAGATAAAAAGAATACTACATCTAATGTGTTCAGTAGAATCGTTGCCGATGGTGATGGAACTAAATACAAAATGAATTTTAAGATCGAGAATCTTAAACTGTTGAATGGAGATTACAATGTGTTTGTATCTAGTAAAAACATTTCACAGTTCAAGCATACTGAGAGTGATCTTGAATACTTTATAGCATTGGAACCAGATTCTAAATATAATGCTTAAGAAAGAGTCAGACATTTGTTTGACTCGGGAGATGTCCTCCTCTTATCCGTCCTCTGGGCAGGCATCGCGAACTAATTGGTGGGGATTAGTTCACTCTTTACTCGGGAGAATATTATGAATGAATTTTTATGGGTTGAAAAGTATAGACCCCAAACTATTGACGATGTAGTATTACCAGAAAGCATCAAGTCTACATTTAAAGACTTTGTTGCTAAAGGTGAAATCAGCAATCTACTTTTATGTGGAACTGCTGGTACAGGCAAGACTACTGTCGCAAAAGCACTTTGTAATGAATTGGGTGCTGACTTTATAGTTATCAATGGATCTGATGAAGGTAGATTGATTGACACATTACGAACTAAGATTAAGAACTTTGCTTCTACAGTATCTTTGGGTGGGAACTCAAAAGTAGTTATACTAGATGAAGCAGATTATATGTCACCAGAATCGGTACAACCAGCACTAAGAGGATTCATTGAAGAATTTAGTGCGAACTGTAGATTCATATTCACTTGTAACTTCAAAAACAGAATTATCGAACCACTACACTCTAGGTGTACTGTTATAGATTTTAAAGTACCATCGCAGGATAAACCTGCTATTGCTAGTGCTTTCTATAAAAGAGTATGTGATATACTCGAGTCAGAAGGAATCGACTACTCTAAGGAGGTGGTAGCAGAGTTGGTCAGCAAACACTTCCCTGACAATCGTAGAATACTGAATGAATTACAAAGATACTCATCTTCAGGAGTTATCGATTCTGGCATCCTTACTAATATCGCTGAAGAAAAAATTGCTCAACTTATGACTTCTCTAGAGAATCGTAAATGGGGAGACATGAGAAAGTGGGTTGCTCAAAATGCAGATAACGATCCAATCTTATTATACAGAAAGATCTTTAACTCTTTAGAGAGCAAACTCAAAGCAGAATCAATACCAGCAGCAGTATTGTTGATTGCTGACTATCAATATAAGAATGCATTCGTAGCAGATGCCGAAGTTAATTTGGTTGCCTGCTTAACTGAGATTATGTCGGAGTGTGCATTTAAATGAGTTTTTTAGTCGTTGGTGCGAGAACAGGAATAGGTAAGGCACTATATGATGAGTTGCTTGCCCTTGGATACGCAGTCCATGGGACTTCCTCTACTCCAACTGAGGATTTGATTGAATTAGACCTCACCGATCCTGTCTCAATCCAACGACTAAATTCGCAGATACCTGAACCAGATATAGCATTCAACTGTGCAGTTAAATGGAACAAAGCAACATCACCGATGGATCTAGGAAGACTAGGTAATCCGATAGGTGAGCAAAGTCTATATGACTTTGAGGAAATGCTAAGAGCAAATGTAGTAGGATATCTAGAACTATTTCAAAAAGTTTATCTACAATGGATAAATACTAAGGTGGTTCATCTTGGATCAGGTACAGTACCTGCCAATATGAATTTACCGAATGCGAGAGAAAGTGATAAACGAGTTGCTCGTTTTGCAATCTCTTCATGTAAAGCAGCACAGCAAATGTTAGTTGCTCGTGCGCAATACGAAAATCCCGAGAGAAAGTTTGTATGGTTGGATCCGATACCACCTGATGCAATAGGAGTAGCAGATCCGACCATCACAAACCGAGTTCTAGAAGGAACAAGTTTAGAACAATGGAAAGTGGATGACAGTATAGATAAAGAAGTCAATATGTGGGGTACAGGTTTACTATCACCACGTGCTTGTGCACAATATATAATACAGGAATACAAAAGGTTATTGTAATGGGACAGCATGCAGATAAAGTAGAACAGAGACGAAAACAGATCGAGATTGAAGAATGGGCATCTAAAGTCAAAATGATCCACGCATATCCAAAAGATGATGACAAAATCTTTGATGTGATCTACAATGATGGCAAAATTATTAGAGAGAATCTAACAACAAAAAAAGTAGAAACTATTCTCCCCGAAGGTATTAATGAATCAAAGAAATCTTATCTCGCGAGAGTCGAACGAAAAATGAATCAAGTGATAGCAGACATCAAAGCAGGGTTTGATGCATCATGAATCCATTTGATTTTGTATCAGCAGTAAGTTATACGAAGGAAGATATCATGCCTGACTCTCTAGCAGAGAAGGCATATAATCCCTATCTTACAAACAAATCACTATCCTATCACCAAGATTCAGTCTTGTTTGCTAATGAAATGAACAGTCGATACCACCTAGATCATCGTCTTCAGTTTCAATTTTTAATAAATACTCTTAGACAGCGAAAAAGATTTTCCAAATGGGAAAAATCTGAAAAGTTGAAAGATTTGGATGTTGTCAAAGAGTATTATGGGTGTTCCTCTAAAAGAGCAGAGGAATATCTCTCACTCCTTGACGATAATTCATTATTGAATTTGAAACAAAAAATGGACAAGGGTGGGATTAACCATGGAAGAACTAAAGAATGAGGTTTCTGAATTACTAGAGATCAAACTGAAACAATCAGATGATTTCTTAAAAGTAAAAGAAACCTTGACACGGATTGGTGTTGCTTCACGAAAAGATAAAACACTATTTCAATCCTGTCATATATTACATAAAAGAGGACAGTACTTTATCGTACACTTTAAAGAACTGTTCAAACTAGATGGTAAGGACACAGACATTAGTGAGAATGATATCGGTAGAAGAAATTCTATCGCAAAATTATTAGCAGAATGGGAATTGATTGAGATAGTAGACAAAACCAAAATTGAAGAACCAATTGCTCCACTATCACAAATCAAAATTATACCATTCAAAGAAAAAGAATTATGGAGTCTAGTGCCCAAATACAACATCGGCAATAAAGTCGAAGTTGAATAACAGGGGAAAATATGTTAGACTTAATAGGAACAATCTGGGCAATTGTACAACAACTGCCTGTAATTGTAACAGTGTGTTCCGCAGTTGCTGCGATGACACCTACACCGAAGGATGACCTTCTTATTGCTAAACTTTACAAAGTGATCGACTTGTTCGCACTCAACTTTGGAAAGGCAAAGGAGAAGAATCCTTTATTAGGATAATTCCAAACCTATAGGAGAAACCAATGGAAGTATTGATATTCATTCTAGTCGTATTGGCGATTGCTGGTGGATTTCACTTATACAGTGAAAGAACCACAGGTACATCTGCATTCGATTTAGATAAAGATGGAGATGTTGATTTAGATGATGCAAAGGTAGCAGTATCTGCTGCAAAGTTCAAATTGGCTGATCTCAAAAAGAAAACCAAAGCAGAATTACTAAAACTCGCAAAGAAAGAGAAATTAGTAGTTGGTGCTAGAGATACAAAAGCAAAGATCCTTGAAGCATTCAAGAATCTCGTAGATTAATTTCTAAGCAATCTCGAGAAGGGGAGCATTGCTCCCCTTTTTTTTATTTCTCGTTTACAAATTCATTGAGTTGTCGTGCAACTGCGATAACTTGTTCTGGTGAGATATGTTGTTCACCTAGTCCTTTCTTATCATTAGGAAAATTCTCATTGTGTTGATACACCTTAGAATTATCCCTTTCGATATTCATCTCTAAAAGACCTTGTGCTTGTGAGAGCAGATCTGCTCTTATTTCGAACCCAGACTTGGGTGTGTTGTAATTTGCCATTTTAACCTCCTGTGTGTATGTGTGTATTAATGACTAATATATTTATTCCAACTGTAGTCCAACTAGAATAGGATTATAAATAATGGTATGATTGAAATTACTGACAGAGCAATAGAAGCATTGTTAGAAAAGACAAAAAGCAAGGAAGGAGTTAGGATAGGCATTCAACCTGCAGGATGC